CATAAAATCCGATTGTAAGTAAGTTATCTCCGTCTACTAATAATACTGACATTTTTACCTTTTATAGGTTCAACAATTCTATACCTCCTCTTTGATATCGAAGTCACCCTCAATACCTAATTGGTCTTTCCAAAATTCTGCGTGTTCCTTTTTGTAACCCTCTAACGATTTCTTTTCTTCTGTAGAATCTTTCCCACTTAAGAAACCATGTGCAGTTACTATAATCCTACCATCTTCATAACCAAGACCATTTACGTGGTTCTTCATGATAGAAATCTTTGTTCTTGTTGCGAATTTTACCTTTCTCTTGTCCTTAACGGCAGAGATAGGGTTAGTACCCGCATTTTTCTGATTACCAAATCTAAATACAAGTGTAGAGTTTAACCATATTGATTCTCCACCCTTCGCCTTAATCTTTGGTTGACTAAATGGATTGTCAGGTAGTTCTACCCATGGTTGATTTACAATAACAAGTGTATTTGTAAATTCTGAATCCACTCTTCTTGAACCTGAAATTCTCTGATTTAAACCCATTCCGATTTTATCGGCTAACGTTGATGCGTTGTGTTGTTTACCACCTTTACCATCAAAAGTCATTTTACATGGTACTGAACCAACCGAATCCCACAAGAATAGTAAATCATATTCCAATTCACCTTTCTTCTGAGCGTCTATTAGTTCATTTATGTAATCAGTAATTTGTTCTATATATTGGAATTCGTTGTTGAATAGAAAGAATCCATCATATTCGATTTCTCCTGTTTCCTCATCAACTGTTTCTTCAATATCAAGACCCATTAGTTTTGCGTGTGGGAAATCCCATTTCTGTTCTGTAATAACAAAGACAGGAAGTACTCCTTTTTTCTGTGCATCAACTGCGGTCTTAACAAGTGCCGTTGTTTTACCTGTATCCGAATGTCCTAAAAACATATTAATATGTCCCATAGATGGTCCTGGTAATCCCGTCGCATCCAAAAATGCATCCCCTAAATCAAAAAACCTATCAGACTTAAACTTAGCCTGTTTAGAGAACTTTGATTTAATACTTTTAAAATCTTTTTTCTTAATTGCCATATTGTTTTTTAAAATGGACCCACCCGTAGGGACCGACTAATCGGTTCTGTAGCTCCACCAGATGTTTCCATCAATAATTGTTTTGGGTGGGTCCGTGTTAATTAAAATGGTAGGTTGTCGTCTACTTTTGTTGTTGCTTGTGCATCTTCTACTTCAACCTTAGGTGTCATCGATGATCCACCAAATGTCTCCTCACCACTCATAGAAGAAATAAACTTCTTAGAGTCTTTGTCCCAAACAGGGTTTTCACCTGATGCAACTAATTGTAAGTATTCAAGAGGTTTTACTGAATAAACATCTCTCCAAGTTTGTGGATCGTTTGTCCATGCATTTGACACTTCAGGGTCACTATGTAAACTTGACTTATCTTCTTGAATAATTGAGTTGATAGTAGTGTATTCTCTACCATTGTTTGCCTTAGTTACGGCTAACGATAGTATTAAATCTCTACCTTCAACAACATCTGTAATATCACCTTTACTTCTAATGATTGGTATAATTTTATCTAAATTACCATCACCTTTGTAGTTGTGTTTGAATCTCCAAAATTTTGGACCATCTTGTTCGTTATCTCTATCGATAACTTTGACTATATAGAATTTTTTTGCTCTATAATTTCTTGCCAAGATTTTGTCATCCTCACTTCCTGTTGATAATAAACTTTGTCTTACCTCGTTTAATGGAGATATATCACCATCTTGTGATGGATCGTAAAGTTTTAACCATTTCCCATCTACTTGTACTTCATGGAATGCGATTTCTTGGAACGGACTTGTACCGTCAGTTGTTGGGAGAATTCTAATTCTCTTTTGTCCTGATTGTGTTCCTTTAGGAAGAATTGTAGTGAAGTACCTTTTAAGTCTTTCCTCACTGGAAATTCTGTTGCCGCCTGCGGCTGGTTGCGTGTTTTTCTCATATTGAGAAAGAATTGCGTCGATTGAACTCATAATTTTAAATTTTAATTTATTAATGTTATATAAAAAAGATACATAAAAAAAGTCCAAGAGTCAACCCCTTGAACTTTATTAATTTTAAATATGTAGTATTTTTTACTTAAGTGTCAGTAAATAAGATAGTTTGTTGATCTGAGCTAACATTTCGTCTTTGATATTAAGTAGATCTGTGTCTTTCGGATTTATTTCCATTTGTTGTAAACTACTCCTCACAGTCTTGATCATTCCAAGTACGTCAACATCAGAAAGGTTTTGAATAGATATGTGTGTTTCTTCTTCCTCTAATTTAAATCTACCGTAGATACCCATTGCAATTTCAACAAAATTATCAATTAAACCATCTAATACGTTGTAGGTCTCCCCAAACGATACATGTTTTGCATGACTTTTAGTTTGCCAATGTAGTACCTTAAGTTGTGATTGAACTTCAAGAAAGAATTTTACATTACCACTCAACCTCATTTTCGTCCGGTTTTTCTTGATTAAATGAATCTCTCATTTCACCTGGATTGTAATCCGCCACATCTTGTTTAGTTATGACGTATTCATTTTTACCACTCGCTTTCATATCAAGTTGTTTCTGTGAGAAAAACTCTGAGGGGTTTTGATTAAATGGATATGAATCTAACGATCTCATTTCAAGTCTTTCAACTGCCGTAGGTTCTTTCATGTCCTCAACCTTAGACTCTAAACCATCTATTTTGGTTATTACATTATCCATTTGAGATAATTTACTTTCTAAATCATCTAATTTAGAGAATAGATCTCCCATTTTACCCATTACCTGATCGTTATCAGACTTAGATGAATCTAAATCGTTTTTGATGTTTTGTGTCATATTAACAAGATCCGTAATATCAACCTCTTCAACATCTGCCTCCATATCACCATCAACGGGTGCATCACCAACAGGTTCTTCCGCAGGAATGTCGTCTACAGGTGCATCACCAACAGGAAGATCATCTACAGGAAGATCATCTACGGGTGCATCACCAGCAGGTTCTTCCGCAGGAATATCTTCTAAAGGTGCATCACCAACAGGTTCTTCTTGTTCTTGTATTAATTTCTTACCGTATTGATTGATACTACGGTATCTCATTAACTCTTCTTGTAGTTGTTTTTCTAAATTCATCTTTTAATCTCTTAATAATTGTCTACCGTCTTCGGTAATATATTTTTTATTAATTCTCTCTACGAGACCATCCTTACTTTTGATTGTGTAGCACTCACCTGTGTTCATGTCACACACTTCTTGTTCCGTTCCCTCTTCATTAATGTTTCTAACACTCTTATTTTTTAGAAAACCATCAATTGCAGAACCTATTTTGATATTGCTCATAATATTCTTTTTATTATAAATATCAAGTTTTTACTAATTATCCTGTTTATCGAATATTAAAATAGATAACGTCCCCTTCTTGAAGTTTTAAATCCTTCATTAACTGTTTAGATAACGCAATTCCACTATAGACTTTTTTGTCTCCGATCGTTAATACTGACCCTCCTTCATCCGCCGGTCCTGTTATTTGTCTTGTCGCTCCCCCTGAACCATCTAATACACAAGAACTCACAATAGTTTTAGTTATACCGTTTTTTGGGTTTTTGAAATCTGTTGAAGACGCGGTGAGTAAATAATCAGACACTTGTGATGGTGTAGTGTTGTTTTTCTTAGTTAGGTATGGGGAAAAAAAGTTTAATCTATAAAAATTATTACTAGATTGATCTATTTCTGTAAAAGGTACTTTAGTTGGTTTTACAGTAATGTTTGAAGATACTTTTGTAGGTAAGGACATGTTTAAATTGGTTGGTCCATCGAATTTAGTTACAATGGTTCTAAACCAAGTTTTGTTTTGATATCTTACCTTCTGTATTGATAGGATGTTTTCATACCCATTGTATGGTATTCCAAAAGGAGTTACACCTGTTTGTTTTAGTAGTTCTTCTCCCTCTATAATGGTACCACCCCTATCGGTCTTAAAATTACCTTCAGATGTTGATATTACTTCAGACGTATCATTTTTAGTTTCTGATTTAATCTTAGCTAGTGCACTTTTCATTATCTTATCATACATAACTCTATATGATGCGGTGAATGATTCTTTTGGATCAGGTAAACTCGCACTTGGCATTCTAACCCCTTTAAAGTTTGTACGTATAGTGTTATTTTCAATTCTATGAGATACCTCAACAATCCAATATGCTCCCTCAAATAAAGGGACATTTTTAAGTTGGAAATACATTGTAGGTTGTATCATTACATTACCCATACATTCTACCGTACATTCATAAGATCTTACCTTATAGATGTCATATAAGTTAGTACTAACCTGTGCCACCCCTGATCCCGATTCCGATCTCGCCGTGTTCTCTAATGCAACATTACTTTCAAATGTTTCTTTGAATTGTGCTTGATCTAAACTAATTGACTTAAATATACCTTGATTTTGATCACCGAAACTAACCTCGAATGCAACCACTTTATTAGAGTCTTTAAAGTTTTTCTGTTCAAAGTAGTTTGGGTCGGTTATTAATACAGGGTTATTGTTTACGTCACCCACATTAAATGTGTCATTTTTGTATTTGTATTCCTCACTAATAGTGGATGTGTCAATATGAGATGATGGTTTACCAACGTATTGTACAATCATTTTAGGTGTCGAGTGTTCAACATCAACATCCATAAATTTACCAAAAAGTAGTGACGCAACTTCTTCTGATTTTTTGATCTTAGATTTACCCGATTGGTTACCGTAAAAATTAACGTATGCGGGAAGTGGTCTAAAATCTAAATTATTTCTTGATAACATTTGAGAAATAACATTATATAGTTTTAAATTTTGACTTTCTGGTAATTCAAATGCTTGTAGTCTTTTTACATCATAAAATAGGTCATTACCAATATCTTTATTTGCCTTATCTAAAAATAAGAACTCTTCCATTAGTAATCTTTGTCCTATTGAGTTTCCTGAAGACCACCTGTCATTAAAGAGTTTGAACATACTGTACGTTTCCAACTTTAGTGGGTCCATGCCGAATGTTCTCAATACGCCTAAATTATTGTTTTTATCTTTACTTCTCTTTAACTGAGGGAATCGACCTAATAGACCCGTCATAAAAGAAGTAAATCTTTTTTCAAACGGTAGTACAATCACATTACTTAGGTATTCTGTGAACTCTGTTTTATCCGCATTACCTCCATTCGCCCTATAACCCGCGTATATTTGAATTATTGACCTGTAGTGTAGTATGTTATCCTCATTTAGTATCATATCACTTATTGGGAAAAATTCCGAGTAATATCCGTCCATATCTTCCCCAAGATATAATTCAATGTATTTTGAGTTGTTCGTTAGTTGTGATGAGTCATATCCTCTATCGTATGTTCTGTCACCTGTACCTGAATATAACTTAATTGCATTTAAGTTTAATTCCTTAGGGTTCGCTAACGTTAGTTGTACTAAATTCTTATCATTAATCAATTCTGATGTCACATACTTTTGTTGTTCTATCTGTCTATTGGTTATTGTTGCTAACTGGTTACCCATATTTGTTAAGTCGTCATCGTCCTTCTTTTCTACTGTAACTAAATCGTGTAATAGATTTTGAAATTTGTCATATTTCACAGTTTCGAATTCTTTACTGACTTGATATGTGTCAACTTTTTCACTCGAGAACTTAATAAACGAATCTTCAAACTCATTTAATATTTCGGGTGAGAATGTTGCAATAAGGTCTATAACTTTTTTATTATTATCACTTATTGTTGTATTCTGTCTAACATCCCCATTATTGTTTTTACTCATGTATTGGTTATGTGGTGGGAATGTCACTCCACTAAACGCGAACTCTTCATTATGAGGAGCACTCCAATCGACATTAAAATTATACTGTTCTGTTATATTATAGTCTGTAGAGTATGGGTTAAAACCATTACTTAGACTACCACCTAGTCTTGCAAAAGTACCGTGAGATGGTAAAATAGTGTATCTTTTTTCACCACCCACAAACTGACTGTTATCCACAAATGAATTATAATACTTAAAACCACCAAACTTTTCGAATGAGTCTATATGTAAAATACCGTTTGTAATAGTGTTTTCAAAAGATGTTGGTGTTGTGTCTGACACATCATAATAAAGATACCCATTAATAATTTGGTGGTACACACTCGAATAGTAAGGATGTATACCAATATCGGTCTGATTGCTCCTTGTAATACCCGAAAACGTTTGATTCTGATTAATGTCGAAAAATAATCCACCGTCTATTGGTGTAGTGACATCATTCATTATATCAATACCGTCTAATATATATGTTTTATATCTATGGTAAATGGACCCCCACTTCACCATAAGGTGATATGGTATAAAGTGTGTCGAACTTATCTCTTTAAAGATGTTTGACATCCTTGTTTTTTTACCTTCTTCTAACTCTATTTCCATGTCTAAATCGTGATATGGTAGTGAATTAAGAAGTAAGTATGCGGACGATTTATATTTACCCGAACTATTTGTTCCAAAGAAATCATTAAATAATGATTTATGGAAATAAGGTGTATTCATTATAGAACTTAGGTTGTTATTATTAGATTCTCCTATATCTACGAGAGAATTAAATCCCCTAAAAAGATTACCTTCACCTTTTAAATCCCGAACCCACGCTTCAGAGTTTACAGGTGTTTGTATAAGTCCTTTAGTTGTTTTGACATCAAAAATACCTTTTAAGTTAATGTCGTTTTTTGTTATCGAAGTCTTATAAATATACCCCAAATATGTAGTAGAGTTAAAAGGGTATATATTAGTTCTGTATTCATCTGTATCGTACTCAACTAAATTAGATTTTAATTTTGGATACTCTTCACTCATATCCGCCGAATCTAATGCGTCGGGAGAGTAGTCTTGTAACTTAAACGGTTCAGATACATTATCAGAAATATATGGTACTGTAGTAATCCCATCATTATAATATGGTTTTCTTTCAAAAGGTGAAAAACTTTCCATTTTAGATTGTAATTGGTTGAGACTTGATATTTCTTTTAGAATATCCACCACAAACGAGTCACCCTCTACCATAGTTTGTATGGTTTGGAATTCTAATTCCGCCAATTCTTTAATTGATGTTCCTGTATCGAAAGTATCATTTAACATACTGTACCTACCTCTTTCCGCAATTTCATAGAATAAAGACGCTAACGTCTTATCAGAATAAGGGACAGTACTACCCAAACTATTAATTTCAGAAATCTTTTTTAGATCGTTTTGATTAGGATCTGAGTTTTCAAATTCGAAACTAACTTTATCGAAGGTTTTTTCTTTTTCCGCCAAATTATCCGATATCCTTTGAGACACCGCCATATATTCTTCAACAAATTCAACTTCAGGCCACAGTGTAGGATTATCAGACCTTAACTTTCTTACTAAGTCAAACTCCGCAGGGTATGCCAATATCTTTTTCTTATCTTCACTTACCTTATTGACTTCTGGCCAAGGATACACAGCACCTTCGGAAGTTGATTCATCTGAGAATCCAACTAAAACGTTTTTCTTTTCTTCCCTAACATTATATGCCCTAAAATGAACATTTTGCATTAACCTTAAATAGGTGTCCGCACCGGCCAAAACAACACCAAAGACATTACGTATAGTTGGTTCAAAACCTAAACCTCCATTACCTTTGGATTTAACGATTTCGTTCATTTTTTCCTCTACCCTGTCTTGTAGTTTTTTCTTTTCTTGATTAAATGAGGTTATAATTTCATTTATGTGGTCTATTATCAATTCATAAGCCACACCAACTTTACCACCCAACTTTGGGTCAGTTGAAGAGTAATATGTTTTTATGTCAACTAATGGGTTCTTTACACTAACATTAAAGGATTTGAATTCTTTTCCTGATTTTTTAAGTAGTTCTCTTATTGAGTTTTGTATTTTTTTAATCTTAGCACTTTTTACTTTTAAGATTGATTCTAATGTTCCACTCTTTGGTCCAACCACATTTGTTGTCTTATTTGATTGATCCTTACTGAGGTAGTTGTATTTTATACCGTTTTCATCTGGAAGGTGGATATATCCACCTGATAGGTATCTCGTTCTCCACGCTTTAACCGCACCAACAAATTCTACTAATGCATCATCAAATTCCTTAACTAAACCAAAAAGTTTCATGTCAACTATACCGTTATCACCAAATATTGACTTTTCTAATTGTTTGTCTAAATCTTTTGATTGTTGTATAAGTTCCCTTAATGTAGGGTTTATACCTTCGGGTATTGTTATTAACCCTTTTCTACGATACTCCTGATATACAGATAGTAGTGTTTGGTATCCTCGTGATGTTTTTGAGAGTTTAATTTTTGATTCTCCCGTTTTAGTGTTTGTTTCTTTTTTAGTGGGTATTTCAATACCATACATGTAAGGTGCATTAAGGATAGACGTTAAAGAAATATCATTAAGATATGCGTACGTTGATCCAACAAACTTACCTGTACTTTCAAAGTTACCATTACCTGCATTGTATGAGGTGTTAAACCCAACTAAATGAAGTCTGTATCTTATCGCCTTACCATAATAACCTTTTACAGTTAAATAAAATATTGGCCATGGTAGATGAAAAAAAGATTTATAGGGAGAATTACTCGGTGACTCAAAAAGAGTTTTACCTCTTATATCTACGAAAGATATGTTTACTACAGGAACAAAGTTCACACCTTTTACCTCTATACTAACACTTGTCATTCCAAAGGATTGTCCCGACGCATCATCATTAGGTTCGTAAATACCCTCTTGTTTAGGGTCCTTTGTCGGTTGTTCGGTATAAACATCTGTCCATTTTGTGTCAAGATATTCTCCGTCTTTATTTTGTAATAAATTAAGTGTTCCTTTAGCAACCGATGTTAATTTACCCCCACTTCCGTTTGATGAGTTAAGTGTGGTTCTTGGAACTAAGTCAGCCTCCAAGTTTATATAATAAACTAAATTTTCGTGATTTGTAGATCTAGGTTCAATAATACCATCAGATACAACACTATTAGGGTCAATGTAAACAAGATTGTTTTGATTAACCTTAACTAATATGTTTTCACTATTTGTGGTATCATTCTTCGCCATAATATAAGTTGTACAACTCTACCGATTTTTTATATTCTTGTAAAGCACTAACCAATGGAAATGGTATTCTTAACGTAAAGTTGTTTGGTACTTCGAATTCAATACTTCCCGCTAATGGGTTTGCCTGTAATATCATCCAACCGAAGACAGGGGTGTTATAATACTCTTGAGATATTTTATCAAACCTATCCTTCCCTTTCTTATATTGTAAATACTTGTCCGTAGATCTAATTGGTATTTCAATACCAGGTACTATTTTAAAGTCCCCTTCTTCCTCAAAAAATTCATATCTGTTGAAATATTTTCTACTCATTTTTAAAGTGGTTTAATTTAGATCCAAGTTCACCCATAGTGGAATGGACTTTTGTTAATGTTTCTTGTTGTGATGAATCAGTAATTGGTACCGTGTCTATCACATTAAAGTTAAGATCAGAACTGTTTTTCTTTGGTTTCCACTTAGAGAGTCTTATTCTGTCCTCTTTTGTTTCGTCAAAAAACTTATCGACCTTTCTATCAATTTTATTTTTTATGTTGGGTGGGAATAATGTTGTATCCACCTCATACGTTTTTTTCACTTCGGACTCACTACCACTTAATAATAAGGATAATATTTCACTTAGTGTATCCACATCTACCGAAAGACTGTTAAAATTATAATCTGTGTCTAATTTTTTCTCAAACTTATCATAGTTTTTATCAAAATAATCCATCATGTGGTCAATTTCAGAATAAACCGATTCATAAGTAAAACCTGAAAGATTTGCCTGCGTAGCATTACCTTCTACAATCATACCATCACTTACATATTTTGTTAAGTAATTAACTTTATCTAAATTAATTATGACTTTATTCCTCGCCGATTTTAAATTTTTAATTGCTTCGTTTTCTAATAAAGAGTCTAACTTATCCTCAACTAATTTTCTTAATACTGGTTTTAATAACTCATTGGATCTTTCCATTTTAGGGTTATTTAAAAATCTATGAAATTTAAACATTGTTGAAACATCTTCCGATTCAATAGTCGTTATTAACTTTGTTTTAAGTTCTATTAAGAAAAGATCTAAAGTCCTTATTTTATCAAACTCACCAAACATAGTTATGTCTCTTGTCGAAGTGGTCGATGTATTAACCTCATACTTATTTATCTTTCTGTAATCAGGTGAAAACGCTAAGGAATGTATATGTGGTCCAAATTGAGTTAATACTGTGTTGTATGATTCCTTATAAGTGTTAAAGTATGATTCTATATCCGTATTTAATCCGCTAACAATCTCACCATATGAAAGTGTCTCTCCTGACCCTCCAATATAAACACCTTGTTTAATTTCATTTTCTTCTAATGGTTCTCCATCGGGTGTTTGAGAATTGGATCCCGCCGATTGTAGTTGTTCTAAAAACTCTTTTGTAAATTCTTCAGGGTCTTTTCCGTCAATATTACTTGTACCTATAGATCTTGGGTCGTACATCTCCGTATTTGCAAAGAAATTAGATGATAACGCATTTTGTAATCTTTCTACAGGTTTATCTAATCCTTGTCCACCAATAAAGTTTACTTGTAAAGTTACATTAGCAATCATTGGTTGTACACCGATACCTTCAGGATTTAAATCCCACACACCTTCGTCGTAATTTATGTTGACATCTCTAATCGCGATCTTAGAATGATAAAAATCACCAATTCTCACCACACATATTGGTGGTGGACCGAAACTCGTGTTTCTTGCGTTTAAGTCATTATTATCCGCAATACCTTTAAGTGGTATTGTGTCACCAGGTCTAACACACTGTAAAAGGAATGTTAACCTTGCGTTCAAACCTTCAGGTGTTGTTGAGTGAAACGCGGGGTGGAAGTATTTTAATTTTTCTGTTAAACTTTTAAATGTTACGGGTGAATCCTCCTCTAATGCCTTGAAATAATAACACTCAGACAACGTCTTCATGATAATTTTTTTCATTTCATTAATAGGTGGTTTCTTTACCTTAGGTGGTTCTATTGTTCCGTCGGGTGTTAGTTTAACTTTTGGATCGTCAGGAAGGTCAGGTAATTTATCTATTGGGGTTTCAAGTAACTCTACAGTTGCGTGTCTACAATAAAACGTAACAGGTGCAGTTCTTTTAAGTGCACTATTAGATCTTATTTCATTTTTGTGACAGTCTACAGGTACACTACCACCTCCAAACAAATTTTCTTCTTTACTAACAGTTTCTCCGTTTGCACTATAACCTATACGTACTCCACCTTCAATACCTTCATAACCTAACTCTTCAAAAGTATAACCGAGTGTTTGAGATACTGAGGGTACCCCCGATGATGGGACAACTTTTGAAAAGTCATCTCCATAATTTTTACTGTTTTTCTGTATCTTCTTCATAACATCCTTAAAGACACTATGGGCTCTCCTTGCAGATAATTTTACATTATAGTTGTTATCGGCAACAGATGAAGTACTAGTGAATATTTTAATTAAAACATCTTTAAGTTCTCCACCCTCAATCCTTGATTTAATAGAGGTTAGTTTACTGTCATATGTCGCTTTATTATCAACAAGTCTATTGAAACCTTTATCTATTTTATCCCTAACAAGTGCATAATCAGAAGTACTACCAGTAATCCCCTCTGTTTTACCAAATATATTTTTTATGTCATTCTTTTTGTTAACGGTTAATGGTGCAGTAAAGACCATATCTAATCCGTTTACTAAGTCTTTCATATAAGTCTGATCAGGTGGTGGACCCGTTGCTGGACCTCTATTTCCAATATAACTATCGTATTCTTGGGTAAATGTAGTAACACTTGTTACCCCACCTCCCTTTGGATAATCATTCCTAAAATATAAGTTTATTAAGGTTTTCTCAGGTGCTTGTTCAATAGGGCTCAAATCAGGAGTCCCATAATCACTATCATCAACCTCTACTTTATATTTAGTAATTGATTCTGTATCAGGATTATCCGCTTCTAAATATTTTTTAATACTACCTATATCTTCCTTAGTTAAGGTTGTATATGTTCTTATTAACTCATAGAAGTCCAATTCCTTACACCCTGCGAAAAACGCATTTATATAGTTATCGGATTCCTCATCTGACATTCCTTTAAAAACTTTAGTAACCAAAAGATTCAATATACTTGGGTGATCGACAACTACCTTAAATGATATTTGCCCTGACCTTTCTGTGGATTGGTAAGTATATATCGGTTCAGGTCTACCTAAAAAGACATTACTTTCCCATCTTGCATTATTTTGTTCTGATACTTTAATATCATATGGTGGGAACCACATCACTCTACCTCCATTAGGTCCTCTTTCACAAAACGGTAAGTCTGTGTATGTAAAACCTGGTAGTGTAGATGTTTTCCACGCTAAGTTCTCAAGTGAGAACATATATTTT